CAGAGGAAAGGGAAAGGGCTGAACAAGCGGAAACCCTCCGTAAATCGCAGGAAATGTTGGATAAGGCCAACGCCCAAACTGAGGTTGCGAAAAATACAGCAGCCGTTGAAACACTTTTCGACATTGCCGCCACTGTTGCAACCCCGGCAGTAAAAATCAAGGAGCAAATTTCAATCAATGTTAACGGTCCGGCAGGTTGGATGGCGGTACTGGCATTCTACTTTGAAAAGGAAGCCAAAGGAATGACCCCGGACCAACTGGAAAAGAAATTTGGTTTTGCCCGGAAGTTCGCAGAATCCTACTTTGACAAACATGGTGAGGAAATCAAGTCGCCTTATTTGACTTACACCAAAACAGCAAAGGCAAAATAATGGACCTGTATTATAGCAGACCGGAAGTATCAAACTCGGACCTGTCGGCACTGGATGATTATTTCAAAGGTGCCGATGGAGCCGACCCAAACCGGGAAAATGCGTACCGCTTGGGTGGTTTGATTGATGCCATGATTACGGAGCCGGAAAAGGTAAACCACTACAAACTGACTTTTGGGGATACCGTTTGCACAAGGGAGGAGTTTGAGTTGGCTAAGGAAATGCGAAAGGCATTTATGAGGGACCAGTTTGCAGTTGGATTGCTGAAGGCCTCCGTACCTCAAAAAGTGTTTGCTGATGAAGTAAATCTTACCTATGGAGATTTCCCCTTTTCCCTGTGGATGCGCTGTAAATATGACCTGTGGGCCCCTCCCGGAATAATCGGTGGGGACCTGAAAAGCACAACAGCGACCACACAAGCGCAGTTTGAGGATGCAATCAGGCATTTCAGCTATGACCGTCAAAGGGCTGTTTACATGACCCTATCTGGAGCCAAAAAGGATGTACTTATTGGCGTATCAAAGAAAAATTTCAAGGTTTTTAAAGTATTCATTGACCGGGAGAGCGAGTTGTTTAAATCCGGTATGGAGAAATTCACGGACCTTGCTTTTAAATGGTGGACTTTATTTTGTTAAACAAACTTTCAACACAAACCAAAATGTATATCACATCAGACGAACATCAACGTATCGCTGAAATTGCAAAAATAGCAGCGATTGATATTATGAAAGGTTCTGCATTCAAGCGTATTACAGCACTTGAATTATTGTCTAAGATGGACGAATTATCACATACAGTTAAAGATGCCAGCGAACTTTCTGAAGGAATCAGAATTTATGCAACACGCTATAAATTTGATATCCTAAGAGGTTATTTAATGAAGAATGGAGTTCCGACATACAGCATTATTGGAACTCGTGGCTTTTATATAAGCACAACTTTAACATTAGAAGACCTCGCTTATGAGGTTGAGTTAATGAAAATGAAACGTGCAAAAAGTCCCTCATTAAGTATGCTTATGGCAAATGCTCATGTGAAAGCTTTAAAATCATTATCAACACAAACCAAACACTAACCTAAATGGAAAAACAATTATTTGCCGATGTGCCCCCAAAGGGCAGGTTTGAATTGCTCCGGGACAATGCCGATGCAATTGAAGAAATGGGTTATATGAAGTCATTCAGCCCTGATTTAATGGAGGGGATGAAAGATGAACTGGTTAGCTCAACTATTGCACTGACAGAGTTGGAGCAGGAGTTAAAGACTATTCAGGAGGACTATAAAAACCGTATGGCCCCACTGAAAAAGGCCGTTGCCCTGAATGCTAAGTACCTGAAGGAAAAGGCAGAATACATTAAGGAGCCCTGTTTCAAAATGGTTGATCATGCAGCCGGAGAGGTTGGTTATTACAATGGCGAAGGGGAGTTAATCCTTTCACGCCCGGCCAAACCTGAGGAAGCACAACGGACAATCCTGAGTATGAACAGGGCAACAGGAACCGATTATTAACCATTAAAAACTAGTTAAAAAATGGAAACACCAAAATTCAAATTTGAGGCCCCGGGAGTATATCACATTTACGAAGGCAAAGCATTCGACCAGAAACCGCCAGTACCTTTGATTGTTAACGGTTTGATCACGGCCCCGGCTGATTTCTTAATCAAGCGAAGCCCGGCCCCGGGAAATACGATTGTTAAGCACAACCTGACAGCCGGCAGGATTGAGTTACTGATTGATGAAAACAGCCCTTATGCTACAAAGATCACCGGTGAAGTTCGTAAGAACCCGAAATTCACAGCATGGGGTATCAATGAGAACAGGGAGTATAACACCTTTGAGTTGGCTGACAAAATCAAAATGAACCGGCATTTATTTAGCAAAGTAGAGGTTGCCATGAAACTGGTCACGGAGTTGAAAAACTTCAAAATGAAACTTGATCGTGAAATGGAGGCTTCAAACAACAACCGGGGCACAACCAAAGCGTTGGTTGCTCAGACAATCAAGGAAAACAATATTCCGGAATCGTTTTCAATCCGGATGGCTGTATTTGAGAATGAGCCCCCGGCAGAAATCAAGGTTGAGATATACATTGATGCTAACACAATGCTGTGCCAGTTAGTTTCCCCCGATCTGGAGGCATACATTGAGCAATACACCGAAAGCGCAGTTAACACGCAGTTGGCCCGGATAATTGAATTTAATCCCGCAATTCCTGTGTTGGCTGTCTAAGCCCCTCCCCTTTTGAAATTGCCATAGTGGTATAAAAAAATTACCACTATGGTAATTTCAAAGACTTAAAAACTTACATTTGCAACAGACCTACACAACAGCAACAACCAGTAAAACAGTTATTTATGACAATTAAAGAACAAGGAAGGGACTTTATAATCAAGTTCACTTTTAACCCCCGGCTTGTCAATGCGGTCAAAGCACTCCCCGAAAGGAGGTTTAACTACCATGACAAATCTTGGTCTGTGCCGATTGAACACCGGGAGGAGATTGAGAAGTTTGCCCGGAGGTATAATTTCGACATTTCAGGAAAGCCGGAAATGGTTGTACCAGAATTACCCCCTTTGCCGGATTTAGGTATTCAGATACCCCTGAAAAGGCCCCTATATCCATACCAGAGGCAGGGCGTTGCCTATGCAATTCAAAAGAAAAGGCTGATAATCGGGGACCAACCGGGGTTAGGGAAAACAGGACAGGCAATTGCCGCCCTTATTGGTGGAGAGGTAAATGGAGAAACGACATTCCCGGCCCTTGTCATTTGCCCGAGTTCGCTGAAAATAAACTGGCAGAGGGAGTTTGCCTTGTGGTCCGACAAAAGGGCAATTATCCTCAATGACAAGGTAAAAACTTCGTGGCCGCTTTACCTATCCTCCGGGATGGCTGATGTGGTGATTGTCAATTATGAAAGCCTCCGGAAGTATTTCGTTCAGGAGATAATGATGGCAACGGATGGCAGTTTCCGGCTGAAGGACGTGACATTCCGGAACTCTATAACAGCATTCAAATCGGTGATAATTGACGAAAGCCACAGGGTCCGGAATACCGGAACCCAGATTGCAAAATTCGTCAAGGGGGTTTGCATTGGAAAGGATTACATAATTGCATTGACCGGAACCCCTGTAATAAATAAGCCAAAGGACCTGATTAGCCAGTTGGGTATCATTAACCGGCTGAATGAACTCGGGGGATGGAAAGGCTTTGTTACCCGGTATTGCTCCGGGGAAACAGAGGCAAGCAACCTGAAGGAATTGAATTACAAGCTATCAACAACCTGTTTTGTAAGGAGGGATAAAAAGGACGTGCTGAAGGACCTCCCGGACAAAATCCGGCAGGAGGTAATTTGTGAGATTGACAACAGGAAGGAGTACACTGAGGCTGAAAATGACCTGATAAACTACCTTGTTAAATGGAAAAATGCCACGGATGAACAAATTGAAAAGGCAATCCGGGGGGAGGTCATGGTAAGGATTAACATACTGAAAAACATTTCAGCCCGGGGGAAAATCAATGATGTGTGCGAGTACATTGATGATATCCTTGAATCCGGGGAAAAACTTGTCCTTTTTGGTCACTTGCAGGAAGTTCTGAAAAGGATTGCCGGGAAATATGGCCCCCGGGCTGTGATGATCACCGGGGAGGTTTCACAGAAGGACCGGCAGCATAATGTGGACCGATTCCAGAAGGACCCTGAATGCCAGTTGGCAGTTTGCTCAATCAAGGCAGCAGGAGTTGGATTAACTCTGACAGCAAGTTCCCGGGTTGCCTTCATTGAACAATGGTGGACAGCAGCAGACCACGATCAGGCAGAGGACCGGGTTCACAGAATTGGTCAAAAAGACAGCGTTACGGCAACCTATTTCCTTGGTCGGGACACCATTGACGAAAAGGTTCATGAAATCGTGGAAAGCAAAAGGGGAATAGCCAAACAAGTGACCGGGAGTAATGAAGAAATTCCGGTTGACACCCTGAAGGCGTTTGCAGAATTGATGCTAAAAAACAGATCAAATGGGTAGGATTGACAAAAATAATGCAGACTATTTCCCCCACCTGACAACCATGCGTAACCACAGAAAGGTTAAAATGATACGCAACAGGTTCGGGGCTGTATTGGGGTATGCATTCTGGTCCATGTTATTGGAATACCTGACAGAACAGGATGGTAATGAGTTCGAGTGGTCTGACAACGAAATTGAAATGTTTGCGGCTGAGTTAGGGATTGATCAAGACAAGGCAAAGGAACTATTTGAATATTGCATTCAAAAGGAATTGTTGTTCGTCCGGGATGGATTCATTCACAGCCAGTCACTTGATATCTACCTTGCACCGGTTTACGCTAAAAGGCAATACAATAAGGTCAGGGCCTCAGAAGCAAGGCAACGCAAAAACAGCGCAAAGGAAAGCCCGACAACAACCCCGGAGCCAAAACAGGACCCCAAAGCCCCGGAGGTTAAGCCACAGCCCCGGACACCTCAAAACAATACACCGGCCCCGGACGCCACGAAAGCCCCGGAAACGGCCCCGGAGGAGGTTATTGAGGTAGAAGTTATTGAGGATGGAGAGCAAAAGCCCGAAACGCCTGTAATTCGATTCCCAAAAGGTGGTAAAAAGAAGCCCGGGCCGCCAAAAATACAGTTTGCGGAAAACGTAAAAATGACTGAAGCGGAATACTGTATCCTGGTCAGTGATCATGGTGAGGGCGCAACCCGGAGAATGATTGAAATACTGGATAATTACAAGGGCTCAAAGGGAGTAACCTATAAATCAGATTACAGGGCTATACTCAGTTGGGTTATTGATAGGTATAACAAAGAACAAAACAATGGCAACAACGTCAAAAGCCTTGCAGACAAGGCCAAAACAGCAGACAGCCTTATTAATTCAATGTTCAGCAAATAAGGACATTAGTGAGTTGATGATTGCAGAAAAAGGGTTGACATTGGACCTTGCAATCAAATCCACACAAGTTCAGGCATTAGTTAAACAGCTTGGAGAAAGGGACCTTTTGAAAGCTGTGACCGGAGCAATAATATTGGCCGGGGAATATTTCAACGTAAAAGGAGGCATTTCAGAAACTCAGGCTGTGCAGACAGCAGCCCTGTGGATTGAGCAGTACCCGATGGAAACATTTGAGGACCTGTTGTTGTGCCTGAAAAATGCCAAACTCGGGAAATATGGTACCGTGTACAACCGGATTGACGGCCAGACAATATTTGAGTGGTTCCGTAAGTATCTGGATGAAAAATATGAACGGTTTGAGCAAATAAAGAAACAGGAAAAACTGGATGCTCAGAACGATGCTGATGTATTTGTTGGCCTTGCTGCAAAAGTGTTGGCAAGCAAAGCAGCCCCCGGGCCCTCCCCTGAACGCATGACGTATGAAACACATTTCCAGAAATTCAGGGAAATGCTATGTGGATTGACTGAAGCGGAATTGAAGGAGGCAAAGGAGTATTACACCAAAAAGGACAAACAGACTTTTAACCATGGGTTTCAGGAATATATTGACGCAATTGATGAAGCCCTTAAACTTTTTTAATATGAACCAGTGGGTACTTGACCAAAAGGTCAAACTTGCCGTTGCAGAGAAAAAACGGTCTGCAATTCACAAAAAGATTGAGGCCGCCACAACCCCGGAGGAGTTTGTAAAACTGTGCTCAGAACTAACCTCCATAGACCTGAAAATTGATGCACTCCGGGCACGAGTCCGGGGCAAATGGGGGGTGACAGGGCCGGAAACTTTCACAATGAATATTTAACAAAAATGACTACCTGTAAAATATGCGGCAAAGTGTTAACGGACCCGATTTCCGTTACCCTTGAAATAGGGCCTATTTGTCGAATGAAAGGTAAAGAAAAGGAAAGCAAAATGAAAAACGGAAATCTATTCAGCAACAGATCAGAGTTCACTTATGGAGTGACTGGAAACATTCTTTGGATTCGTGACCTCGGGGGAATGAAATCTGTAACTAATGACATTGAGGCTGTCATTGATGATATCCTGAAGGGTATTGCCATTGAAGGCAAAAAGATCATGTACCGGGACAGTATGGGCGTATGGGATGAAATCCGGGCCGATGTTTCAACCGGGAGGGCCAGAAACGTGTCTTTTCACAGCATTGGCGAAAGGGACATGAATAAGGCATTGCACGTAATTCAACACAGATAAAAACCTAAAAACAACAGCAACAAATGACACTACACGAGTACAAAAACCAGATCGAGCCCAAAAGACAGCCGGCGTTTTCAGTGGTTGTAAAACGTTCAGAATGTGAATCTATTCACAAAACAAAATCCGGAGAATGGGTAACACTTCAATTCAACTACAAACACATTGACAAGGAGTATTTCAATTATTTCGTCCCGGAAGGTGAAACCGGATTCTGGACAACAGACGATCAGGGAAACAAACAACACGCTTCAGTTTTCAGATTTGAGGGGGAAAGCAATGACTAAAAAACAATCCAGTTTATTCCCGGAAGAAACCGGAGGCCCAAATTGTCCAATTACCTGTCCAAAATGCAATATGCCACTGGAGGAGGAAACAACTGTTTGTTGGATGTGCTGTGAACCGATACTCACAAAGATAACAGAGGAGCAAAAGCAGCAGTTAACAAGTGCCTGCCTGATGGATATTGTCAAGCTGTGCAACAGGACAACCCCCGGGAATACCTCCCATAATATTGCAGCTATCCGTGCAATGGCAATACAAACATTAAGCGTTTTGAAAAATGGTTCAGAATAGCGTTGAGTTTAGATTTTGGTACCGGATTATTGTGAAACAGAAACCGGGTGACTATCCTATAATTGAGGACCTGAGTTGGTCCGGATTGCCGTTCCATACCAGAATGAAATTTAACTGGTATTTCCGTTACCGGGCCGCCTTGCTGCAAGTGAAATATCCCAAACATGAGGTTATACAGCATTGGGGGAAAGAGGAACCAACCGAACAACAAAAGGCTGACAGCCTCAGGAATAAGATCAGAGCCAAAAGGGGAAAGATCACAGAAATACAGCGCAAGTTAGCGATGGCCCGGGACCAGTGGGCTGAAATATTCCCGATTGAGGAGGATGCGTATTATCTGAGGGCCGTTGAAAAACTGAACCGGCTGAAACAGGAATTGAAGGAAATGGAGGAAGCTGTATGCCAGTAGATTACAAGGAATATCCGGAAAACTGGTTTACTGAAATCAGGCCGGCAGTATTGGCCCGGGATGGCAACAAATGTGCGTTTTGCGGAGCCCCAAACCACGCACTGGTTTATAGGGAGCAAAATAACCCCGGGAAATGGCATTTATGGCCTGAAGGGATGCAGGGAGAGGCGTTGTTATTGGATGGCTACAAAGCGGTGAAAATAGTCCTCACAGTTGCACACTTGGACCATGACCATAACAACCACGCTGTTGAACTGGACAAGCTCCGGGCCTTATGCCAGAGGTGTCATTTGAAGCATGACATTAAGCACCACGTTGAAAATCGTAAATACGGAAGGAACTGGAAAAAACAGCAATATAAACTTAATTTTCAAAGTGATGGAATTGAATAGCGAACTTGACAGGCTGTTGAAGTATTCAGAGATTGATTCAGAGTTAAACAGGGCAAAAAAGAAACACCCGGATTTCCCGGAGGATATGTTCAGGCAGGTTGCTATAATGCAGGAGGAGGCCGGGGAGGTCACAAAAGCTGTATTAGACTACCATTATGCAGGTGGTTCGCTGAATGATGTTAAAAGTGAATTAATTCAAACGGCTGCAATGTGTATGAGGATGCTGGAAGCGATTTCAGTAAATAAGGAAAGGCCACGGGCGGTATTTGTTGACTGTTTGGGAGAGCCGGAAGGAGGCCGAAAATGAAGGTAGCAGTATTTGGGAGCCGGACCCTGAAGGATGAAAGGGTTAAGGTCATTATTCTGGAGAAAATCCACGAACTGAAGGCAACCATGATCGTAACAACGCAAGAGCCCTCAGGGGTTTGCGAAGTTGCTCAGAGGGTAGCCAAAGAACATGCTATTCCCTTGGAATTACATTTTCTGAATTTCAAGTACCTGAGGGGGGCGTTTGAGCACCGGAGCAAAGAGGTGGTAAGGGTATCGGATTACTTTATCATTATCCATGATGGCGAAAGCAAAGGGACGGCCAATGAGTTGAAAATGGTTAAGAAATCCGGGAAGCCCTATCATTATGAGATACTGAAGCCAGAGCCACACCAGAACAACGTTGGTTTCAATATAATGAAGGAATGGACCCTGACAGAGGATGAAAAGGAAAGCGAACAGTTTACATTTGATTTTGGAGAATGAAAGGAAAACCAGTAAGCCCGGGCAATTGTGATCATTATTTCCCGGTTATGAGATCAGGGAATAAATGGACTTTTGGCCCCTGTGAATTTTGTGGAATAAAGAAACCGAAAGCCAAACTAAAGACCAAAAAGAAGGAGGACCCGAATGCCGCAATATTTGTCAAAATGGTCAAAACTCAGTTTGGACTGGATATTGTCCCGGAGTATAGATTTCACGGCCAGAGGCAATGGAGGATTGATTATGCAATCCCCGGGCACAGGGTTGCAATTGAGGTTGAAGGGGGCCGGTTTAAAAAAAGGGAATACACCGACAAACAGACCGGGGAGAAAATAACCACTATCGGAGGTAGGCACAACTCCGGAACCGGATTCCGGAACGACATGGACAAATACAACCAGTTGTCATGCCTTGGGTGGCTATTGATCAGGACCACACCGGAGGAACTGATTACAGCCAAAACACTTGACAATATCAAAGAATGCGTCAAAATGAATGAACATTGGTCAAAAATGGCCCCTTTTTAGGCCTAAATTGTTACCATGATGGTTATTTTTGTACTAAATTTCTCAAGCTATGCAGATAAAGAAAATCCCTATTGCAAAACTCCAATTGAACACCGGCCAGATTGAGGGACTGCCAAAGAACCCCCGGATTAAAAAGAGTGCGGAGTTTCGTAAGTTGATGAACTCAATCAAGGAGGACCCGGAAATGTTAGAACTCCGGGAACTGCTTGTAATACCATACAAGGATGATTTTGTTGTCATTGCCGGGAATATGCGGTTGATGGCAATGAAAAGCCTGTCATTCACGGAAGCCCCCTGTAAGATACTCCCGGAGGACACCCCTGTTGAGAAACTGAAGGCAATCACTATCAAGGATAATGTTTCTTATGGTGATTGGGATTGGGAGTTGCTTGGTGAGGATTGGGATATTCCGACACTGGAACATTACGGTCTGGACGTGCCGGATGCAATCAAGGATGAAGAAGATTTTCACAAGCAGTTTAAAAAATATAATGATCAGAATGCTATTTACCCTCTGGTACCGGAGTTTGAGGAGTTCAATGAGGTATTTATAATTGTTTCCTCAAATGAGATTGATGCAAACTGGCTTCGGGAAAAACTTGGTCTGCAGAAAATGAAATCCTATAAAAGGGATGAAGTGAAAAAGAGTAATATCATTAACATTAACGACCTGAAAAATGTCCTGTAATATCGTAATTCCTTCACACAAAAGGGCCGACCGGGTTTCTACAATTCAGCTTGTAAGCAATCCAATATTGTGCGTAGCCGAAAGCCAGAAGGATGAATATGCAAGGCACAACCCCGGGGTGGAAATCGTTACACACCCGGATTCCGTTGTTGGGCTGATTCCAAAACGAAACTGGATGCTAAAGCACTTCAGGGAGTTGTTCATGCTTGATGATGATATCATGTTTTGCCAGAGCCTCCACAAACAGGTTTCAAACAGCCAGATCAAAGACCCGGAAAAGGTCCGGCAGATCATTGAAAACCTGTATCACCTTGCAAAGGACCTTGATATAAAATTGTTCGGATTCAATAAGAACCCACGCCCAGAACAGTTTGACGTGTTTGAACCGATTACCCTCAGGCAGCAGATTACCGGCTGTGCTTATGGAGTTATTGATGATGGTGAACTGTATTGGCCGGAGGAACTGAAACTGAAGGAAGATATCTGGATTTCCTGTTATTGTAAGTATCTGAACCGGAAAATCCTGATTGATAACCGTTACAACTTCGCACAAAAGGACACCATGAGAAACCCCGGGGGCCTGAGTGAAATCCGGAACTCGCAAACGGAAATGGAATCTATCCTGTACGTGAAAAAACATTTCGGGGATTCTATCCGGCTGAAAAATTCACAGCATAAGGCAGAGAACAAAAAAAAATACAATATAACGACAACTTTCAGGTTTTGAAATTTGGATATATTGTTGAAATGGACTAATTTAATGTTGTGAAAATGAATAACATAAACCTATACACAACAGCAACAAAATGGACAAAACACTAAGAACAATCAAGGGGTACGATTTCCACGAATGTACTTCAGCAATGCAAAAGGCAATCCGGAGGGCTGATGCCGCAGTTGCCGGTTATTTCGCACTGGAATTGTGGCATTCAGGATACTGGAATTACGTCTGGAAAAGGCTTTTCACGATTTCAGCAGAGGATTGTCATGGATTGATAACAAAGGAAATTGAAGCCCTTTACAATGGCTATATGCTTGTTAACAAGGGAGCGAAAACACACAAAGGGAGGATATTTATTTCCAAAGCTGTCATTTTACTGTGCCATGTTGCCAAAAGCAGGGATGCAGATCATTTGCAATGCATAATTTATGACAAAGACATGGTTGACGCTGATTCATTTCTGGAGGAAGTTCGGCAGGAAATGAAACCGATTCCGACCTATGCGTTTGACTGCCATACACAGACAGGCCGGAGGATGGGTAAAACTAAGGAGGATTTTTTCAAAGAGGAGTTTAACGCCCTTTCCCCGAAGCAATTAGGCCTGTTTGATAACTTGATTTAAAACTTGACAGGGCAACCAGATTGCCCTTTTTTTTGGTTGGTAATACGTTTGAAAATACGATGAATTATGAGTAGGAACAAAAACACTACCAGACAGAATAAAAAGCTGTTGTTGGAGGCACTTGAAAAGACCCTTGGAGTGGTAAGCACTGCCTGTAAACTTGCTAATGTCAGCCGGGGAGTATTTTATGAGTATTACAATAAGGATGAAAAATTCCGGCAACAGGTTGACGAAATTGAGCAGATCAGTATTGATTTCGCAGAGAGCCAGTTACTAAAGCAGATCAAAGGAGGTAACACCACGGCAACAATATTCTATCTAAAGACCAAAGGCAAGGCCCGGGGATACGTTGAAAAGCAGGAGGTTGGATTGACCGGAGAAAACCCATTTTTGGAGGCAATGAAGGAAGCCAGTAGGTTAAGAAGGGAGGAGCAAAAGAATGGACAAGACTGAGTTTGCCCGGAATATCTTGTATTATCAGGAGGATTGGTGCAAGTTTGCCCGGGACATTCTCAGAATCCAGTTGGAC